GAATATTCAGTTCAGGCAATTTTACTGCTTCCTGAATTGAATTATCTACAGAGGGAATGTCCTTCTTAAAATATTCTGAAGGTTTTTTAAGCACCACTATTACAACAACCTAGATATGAAGTATTTATTATACACCAAAACCCTAAATAATTAAAACTGATTCTCCCTATATGCCAAGGGAATGGAACACTCCCAAACGGGAACCTTGGAACGCACCAATACATAATATCTTAAAAGCAATAGACAATCACACTCAAGAGTACTTCAAGAGTGGTGATAAGTGGCATTTAGAAAAAGCAGATATGTTAAGACAATATCTTACAGAACTTAAAACTTGGATTCATAAATCAGAAGGAAGATGAAAAAAATTTTTCTTATTGGATTATTAGTTATTAGATTAATTTCCAATGATGGAGTATTTCTAAATGCCAGAAGAATCCCCCCAAAAAGACAACCAACAGAAGTCTTCAGATTCATCCGAAGACCAGCAAAAAAAGGAAAAAAGAAAGGCGAACCTTTTAGATAAATTAATTGCTTCTTTAGTTATTGGAACCTTATGTTACATTGGAATTACATTCATAAATTGTAATTTTATGATTCCAGGTTCAATGGAAAGAGCAGACGCATTAGGAGGATTAGTAAATCCCCCACCCTTAGATTGCAAAGAATCTGAGAGCAGGGGATATAATGCTTTATTTACTTTATTTACTGCATTACTTGGACTAAAAGCAAAGATGGATGATTAAGACTTCCACAAGTCCCCTTCTGCTTTTCTTCTTCTTGCCAGTCCTGCCTCCACATTAGAACCAGGATTTCTATAAAGATGCAAGGCATCAGGCACTTTATTCCATTCCTTATTCTTCAAGACTTTTGTAATAGTATTGAAGTTAGGACCACCATAAAAACCTGCACCAAGATTATATGCAAAAGAAAGTAAAGCCCCTCTTTGGTTGTCATTCATCTCACTCCAGTAAGGTATTTTTTGTAGCGAAGGAAGAAATCTATTTTCAATATCAAAAACTAAAAGTCTATCTGCATATTCTTGAGTAATTCTTTTTCCTATCTTAAATGGTTGTCCATTAAAATCTTTAATGCTTCCCCAACCAATAGTAATTGGCAATCCTCCCGTCAATGGATCTGGATAAGCATTTAAGTGACAACCCTCAAACTCCTTTATTAATTCAATGCCAACTAACGGAACGATATTGTTAGTTGGCATTTCTACTTTTTTACATCAAATAATCTTCCCCACCCATCATTACCTTTAGGACACCATCTACGAGAAAGGTCATTTCTCTTATAAACAGCACCTTTACCATTAGTTACTGCACCAGTATAACCATCGTTGAGTGATCCATAAGGATCATTTACGATATAATCTCCACTAGAAGTTTTGCCAATCACAACTACCATATGTCCTCCCGTGGGGTTAGATAAAGGACCACGATGAAGAATACCAATAACAACAGGTCTATCATCGGCAAGCTCTCTATCAAGATCAGCAAAAGTAAGGCCGTAGGAAAAACTGGATTTAATACCGTATGACGCAAGAACCTTGGTCTGAACCAAGTGATCAGTTGTGTCACCGATCGAGAAAACTTTTTGTACATAGGCATCATCGCCTTTAGATCCTTTTAGTGTACCAGGTTTGAAATACTCAAGGCACATCGCACAAGCAGATGAGTTGCAAGTTCTATTTGCATCTCTATAATTATCTGTTTGAGGATAAAAAGGAACTGGTAAAATATTTGCTTGGGGTTTGTCTTCTTTAGTTCTAAAAATTCTCACCCAGTTAGCATCATCTTGCATCAATTCTTGAGATTTTAAAAGCAAATCTTTTTCAAATTGCTCTACTGCAGCAACATGCTTTGGATTTTTCTCATCGTAGAATTTAAAAAAGTTATGAAGATCTATAAGCATTATAGTACCCAAACCAGATAAAATTATTTATTAAAAAAGGAGGGTTAATTCCCTCCTCATTTCAATATTAACTTTTCAAATAAGAAAGGATAGTCTCTGGATTAGTTACTTCATAAGGATCAGTATCTGCATTATCACGTTTTCCTGCTTCAACAAAAAGTTTTTCAATAATACCATTATCTACAACTGCAGCATAACGCCAAGACCTTTCACCAAAACCAAGATTAGATTTAGTAACAAGCATCCCCATAGATCGCGTAAAATAAGCATTACCATCAGGAATAAGTTTTACCTTTTCAATTCCTTGATCTTTTGCCCAGGCATTCATCACAAACCCATCATTAACAGAGACGCAGTAAATAGCGTCGATGCCGTTACCAATAAAGTCGTCATATTTCTCTTCGAATCCAGGTAGCTGATAGGCACTGCAAGTAGGAGTGAAAGCACCAGGCAGACTAAAAATGACCACACGATTCCCATCGAAAAGTTCTTTTGATGTACGATTTACAAATTCACCATTCTCACGAAATACAAATTCCACCTGGGGAATTTCATATCCTTCTGCTCTCATAGAAACCTCCATCAGAAAATTCCAGGAATTACTTGTCCGGTAGTAAGATAAGTCCCCACAGCAATTACAAATCCAAGCATTGCCAGTCGCCCATTCCAGCGTTCTGCGGTTTCAGTAAAAATTTTATTCATTTCTTTTCTCCTTGATAAGGGTGTTGTTGTTTAAGTTCTGGGTTTAGATTACAAACCATTTTTTCTTTGATAGGTTTAATTACAATAAACTTATCATTTTTAAGAGTGCCTGCGATCTTAACTTCTAGTTCTACATCTCGATCCCAGACACCAATATCAACCAACTCCTGAAGGGCAAGAGCGAATTGCCCCAACATTCCAGCACTCACAGGTTCTCTTCCTGTTCAGTCAAGATGACACAATCGCTGGTGGGGTAAGCGACGCAGGTAAGAACCCATCCTTCTGCCATTTGTTCATCATCAAGGAATGATTGCTCCTCGTTATCAACTGTGCCGCTAATCAGTTTACCAGCACAGGCAGAGCAAGCACCAGCACGACAAGACGAAGGAAGGTCTACGCCAGCAAATTCAGCGGCGTCAAGAATATATTGATCATCAGGGCACTCAATGGTGGTTTCAGTGCCATCAGGGGATTGAAGGGTAACGTTATAGGTTGCCATTAGTAAGTTTCACAAAGTTTTTCTACAGATGCTGCCAACAATACGAAGAAGGCAACGGATGTTATTGTAAATAAAATTTCAGTCATTGTCAATCAATTATCAGAAGATTCCGAAGAAAAAGTTGCCAGTGATAGCATAAGAAATGATCCCAGCAACAAAACCGACCATAGCCCAACGTCCATTGGTGCGCTCCTTTACTTCATTGGGAGACAGCATCCCATAGTTTTCATAGTACATTGCAGGCTCTTTTGCCCACATATTTTGCTGTCCGTGCTCATTAGTCGTTACAGTCATTATGATTTGTAAAGATTTACAACAATAGTATATATGAAAAAAGAGGGTCTGTCAAGACCCTCTTAATGTTTTGTTTAGATTTGCTGACTCATCAGAACTTGAATGTGGTCTGGATTACACCGCCCCAATTAGAGGAGTTATTTACAAGACGCTGATTGTCGCTTGCATAGAAGATTGCAGGAGTGACACTAATATTGTCAGATACTTGATACTTGTAGAAGAATTCAAGCATCGTTGCTTTCTCAAGATCTTCACCAGTAGGTGCCTGACCGATAGCAACACCAGCAGAGTTACCATCAACAAATACATCTTCCCACTGAAGACCAGCAAACCAAGACTGACTATTGGTAGCATCGCTGGGAGTACCACTTACAGTATTCCATCCATAACCAGCAGAGATGGAAGGTGCCCAACCAGATTGGGTAGGTTGCCAGTATGCGTTGATAGCATAACCGTTAGAGGTTTGACCAGGAACCAGAGCACCAGAAGCACCGTTCAGACCGTTGTAGGTACGAACACGGGTGCCTTCAGTACCATAACGGTAACCAAATGCAGCACCCCAGTTAGTGCCACGATAACCGACTTGTGCCAGAGTGTTTAGAGCACCTGAACGATCAAACTCACCAGTGGAACTATCAGCACCATTTTGTGCCACATAGTTTACACCAGCAACAAGACCTTTCTTGCCATACTGAACACCAAAACCCGAACCAGTTGCCTTGTTATAAACACCAGGAGCACCTGCTACTTGGAAGAAGTCAAGAATATTTGACTTGTAGGCAGTAGGAATCCAAGCCATTTCAGTGTTACGTACCAGAGCACCAGCAGTCAGGGTAGTGCTACCATTGAATACGGGGAACTGATAGAACAGACGATCAATAACTACGTTGTTGCCAACTTCACTAGAAGTATCATCTGCTTTATCCAGTTTGAAGATTGAAGAACTGGAACCAAAAGGATTGCTACTGAAGTTAGCAGAACGCAGACGAGTGCGAAGCAAATCTTTTCCAGTGAATGAAGTATCCAGGTTCAGTCGCAGATCGTAATTGAATGCGGTACGAGTGATATCACCATCTTTGGTTTGGTAATCATCAACACCACCGATCACGAAGTTTGCTTCACCACGCAGTTTGGTAGTGGTAGAGAACTGTTGTGCCTCAAGTGTAGTAACTTGTGCTTCCAGTTTATCTACACGACCACGAAGAACAGCAAGTTCTTGTGCAAATTCTGCCTGAAGACGCTTCAGTTCATCGGTAACTTCAGTCACACGATCAAGGCAAGCATTCAGAAGTGCTGCTGCCTCATAACGGGTCATCGCTTTACCACCACCAAAGGTGCCGTTAGGATAACCAGCAACGCAACCATAACGCTCTACGAGGTTGCTGAGTGCCTGATATGCCCAATCGGTAGGTTGAACATCAGAGAATTGAGTAACGCTTGTAACCTGCTCAGAAGAGTATTGGTTGACTGCTGCCATATTCAGATCTGCGGCATTCGCAGCAACAGGAGCAACCATTCCCAGAGCAACAGGTGCAAGCATCAGTTGTTTGAGTTTCATAAAAATTTGTTTTTAGTACTAAACGACAGTTTTGTAACTTTGCAAATAGTTGCGGCATCGTCACATCACGGTATTTATCTTAACAGTTTCTTTGGGATTATGTCAAGTATTTTGCTGTACCGAAGAGTTTTCAGTTATTCTACCAAGATAAGGATCATAATTCATATAATCTTTAATATCAATTTGAGCACCTTGCTGTTGCCAATAATTCAATAATGCATCATGAGGTGCTTTATGAAAGATTCCAAGATGTTCTGGATGAATCGCAGAACCCATTTCAAGATTATAAAGAAAAAGAGGAATAGTGTAAGTTTTACCAGTTTCTAGGATAGTATCTTCTGATACTGCTCGCGGTTTTACACCGTTATCAAGTTTATACTTATCCCCACGAATATGGTGTTTCATCATTTTTGCCGCATGATGACGACTAATCAAATAAATTGCTGCAGAAAAATCATTAATAAACTTTAAATGCAATTTAACATGAATATCTCCAGTACAAATTGTAGTTAATTGAACACAATCCCAATCGTAAGGAACTTCAGCAAAAAAATCCGTCCAGGTAAAATTCCAATATTTTACAATATCAAAATTCACATCATCCTCAAGGATGAGGCAATAATCATCATCACTATTCTCATAAAAATGCTTAATTGCCTTTAGATGGGACATACAGCATCCCAATTCATTTTGACTTACATTATCAGGAATTCTACCTTTCAAATAAAGAGACACATCATCATCTCTTCCATCATACCCAGAGATACGAATATGATTTTCAATTTCCCAATACTTAAATTGATTTTCCATATACTCCCGACGATGAGTATCTGCATCAAGATTGATCCAGTAAATATATGGAATACCGTTAAGTTTATATACTGATTTATTCCTGTCCATTGATTATCTTTTTTATATAAGGAAGATGATATGATTGGAGGATATTTTTCCAATCAAAAGTTTGAGAATACTTTAAAATATTTTCTCTATTTTGTAAAGATATTTCCCTATTTTGAATTATACATTTTTCAACATATTCAATATCTTCAATTTTATTTTCAGGAATAACCGTAATGTACTCTTTAGAAAGATCTAAATTTGCAGTTGACCATTCCGAAATGACGAGTCCTAGTCCAGCAGATAATGCTTCCATACAAACTAGAGGATGTGCTTCACCATCAGAAAGAAGAACTAAATTACCATACTCAGTAAGGTTTTGATAGAGTTTTTCTTTAGTCCATTCGCCAAGATAATTTTTTGAATTCTCATCAAATCTTCCGTTAGCAGTAGAGTCAATATTTCCTGCATAATAAAGTGAATCAATATTTTGAAATAACCATTGACGTTTTCTATGATCCACTTTAGCTAGATAAATGCTTCGGTCTCCATGTTTTGGGGATAATGTTTTTCTAAATTTATTAAAGTTAACTCCATTAGGAGTAACAAAAAGTTTTTCCTGAGGTATGTTGGAAACTGTTTTATAAACTTCATTAATGCCTTCAGAAAGACCAAAAACATTTGGTTTAATTTGCCCAAACAAATCAAAAACCCGATGCTTATATGGGCCCATTTTACCTGGTTGCTCAATATAAGCAAAATGCGTTGTTACTGCACATGGATACTGAATATAAGGAACTAAGAATACATAGTCATCATATTGAATATGAACAAAATCAGGAGTAAACTGATTAATTAAATTAATAATTTCTCGTAGATCTGTTGTATTGATGATTTGAACTTCATGTCCCAATTCTTTTAGGGACAGATACATATCCCAAACTACCATCTCTACAGCACCCCACCCAGTCGGTGGTATTTGAGTATATCCTGGACCAATAATTGTTATTTTCATAGTAAATCTTTTATATTTTTCTCATAGATTCTAACAAGTTTTTCCCAAGACCAATTCTCTACTCCATATTCGCGGATCTTATCTCTCATTGTTAATGAAATATCTCTATTCTCCTTTATTTTTCTCTCAACATAATCAAGATCTTCCCACTTATCATCGTCAATAATAGTTACAAAAGGAAGAGATGGGTCTAATTCGTGAGATGCCCATTTGGAAACAACTACTCCAAGACCAGCCATGAATGCCTCTTTAATAACAAGAGGGGAACCATTCTCACCGTCAGACAATAGTATTAGGTTTGCATAATCAGTAAGATGGTTCAGTTTATAATCATGTTCCCACTCACCAAGATAGTTGGGATGATTTTTTTTAAATGGAGTTGATGTTGTAAAGTGACCTACGAAATCAATACTATTAATTGTTTGATAGATATACTGTCGTTTTCTAAGTTCAATCTTTGCAAGATAAATCGATCTATCTGGAATTAGGCAATCAATGTTAAAATTGATTTCCTTATGATTAGCTCCATTCTTACAAATACGAAGAAATTTTGGATCAGCTCCAGCAGATAAAAAAGCATTATAGTCTTTCTCAGAAATACAAAAATTATAATACTTCTTATTATTCGTTAAAAACTCAAATACAGGAGCATATCCATACATTTTATGAATTTCTGGCCTTTCAATATAAGCATGATGACTACTTATTGATATTTTTGCTTTTGGTTGAACTTTACTAACTCTATCCAGTATTGGATAAAACATATCATAATGGAGATGAATAAAATCATATTCATCTTTTTTAAGTTCATCAATAATATCATCATAATCTGGAGTATTAATAATAGTTCCAGTATGTCCTAGTTCACCTAGTTCTTTTGCATACTCCCATACTAAAATTTCAACTGCCCCCCATCCATTGGGAGGGATTGGCAAAATACCAGGACCAATAAATGCTATATTCATTTTGTTAAATCACCACTCGTTGTTTCCTAAAGACTTATTATTTTTTACCAAATGAACTATTTTCTTGGGGAAATTACAATAATTTTCAAAAAGTTCAGGGAAAGCAAAGGAGGGATGTAAAGTTTTAGTTTCCTCCCTGTGCATTAAAAACCACTTGTTCATATAACTTTCTTCATAGTATCTTGCCTGAACTCCATTATTAACATCATCCTTTGTCCAATTATCAATCTCCCTCATCATATCAAATACATAAGGAATTTTTCCTCCCCATAAACACCCTTGCCAATAGATATCCATATCCAGAATATCTTTGACACACGCATTTGATTCTGGATTAATATCGTAACATCCTGGGTATTGATCATGAGGGCCAAATCCAACAAAGTGACACGGATGATGAACTCCAATATACTTCTTAGTTTCATCAAAAACTTCATCATATTCAATTTTATCGTAGACTTTCATATCAGCATCAACTGATAACATCCATTGACAATCTTGAACAAAATCTTCTATCTTTAAAATTTCCTCAAATGTCATATTAAATGTTGTAGGAAATCCATAATCTGGGATTTTCATAGTAACAACATTTGATGGCGAATTGATTAATTCGCCATCAGTAAAAATAAAATACTTTTTTTCTACATTCGGTAAAAAGTTTTCTTCGAGAGAAAAATACCACGCGGGAAGAAACTCAATATATTTCTGAGTTCCCCAAAAAGTTAGGGCTATTTTCATATCAATTTATGTCTAGGAAACCAATCGAAATTTTTACAAACTCTAGAATTTTCTACATGCAAATATGTTTTCAATTCTTTTTGATTAAATTTTAACAATAAACTACCATTTGAACAAATTATACTTATAATTTCTTTAATTGTCAAACTTTGAGATCCCACAATAAACATTTGATGTTTTATAATGTTTTCTTTTTCAAGACATTTAAGAATTAAATCAACTAAATCATCTATATGAATAATATCAACTCTTGTATCCAAATTTGTATAAATCTCTGTTACATTATCAGTATTCAAATTTTTAATTAATTTATCCACTAGTCCATTAATCCTAGTATCTTTAATACACTTTGCACCCCAAACATTAGAAACTCTAAATGTAACCGTATCACAGTCCAAATCTTTCAAAATATTTTCAACAAGAAGTTTTGTTTCTCCATATAAAGTTGTTGGCTTTGGTGGCATTTCTTCAGTTACAGTCCTCTCATATCCTTTATAAAAATCCCCAGCCGAAGAAAGAAAAATAATTTTTCCGTTTGGATTTTTTTGTAGGTAATAATCAAAAAGTTTTTTACTATTAATTACATCATTCTTTAATGACTCCTCCAAACAACTATAATTAGTTCTAGTTGTAGAAGACCAAGCTAAATGAATTAAACATGATTTTTCATGAGATTCAAAAACATCTTTCACCTCATCCCGATAAGATACTTTTTTAATAGGACCCTTATAAATTTCACAAAATTTAGTGCCTATTAATCCATTTGCACCGGTAACATAAATCATTCTACTACAATCCAATTTTTAGGAAGAATATCACAAGTATTTAAATGCGAATTATTTGGGCCAAACCATTTTTTAGGGTTCGGACTATAAACTGTTTTATTTACGTTTTTAGAAAGCCATGCGCCCCACCAAGAAAAAGATGAATTGGCAATAATAAAATCAGTACAAAGACTCATCAAACAAAGATCAATATATCCAGAATTTTTTTCGGATATCAAAAACCTATCACTAGAAAATATTTCTTGATTTTTACACCATTCTGTATCATCAGAAAAAACAATCACCGGAAGGTCTGCGGAAAAATTAGATAAAGTCTTTTCATAATATTCTAAATTAAGATTAGTATGATTTTCTGAATTTGTCAAATAATCAGTTCTTCTAACATGCAAGGATATGATCCTATCACTAGAAATAGAATCGATCATTTCTTTGCATGAATTTAATATTTCACTTTTAAATGTAAAGTCTTTTCGTATAGTATCCTCAACATTCTTAAAGTATTTTTCTGTCTGGAAAAACCCATACAAGGAAACCCAATTGGGACAATTATTAAATAGGTTTTCATTGAAGTTATGGTTATCTTCAGAAACAATAGGTCTGTTTTGATCTATGAACTGAATATTTAAAGCAGACACACTACCCATCTCAAAACAATCAAAAAGTTCAGTTCTTAGCATATTACCAATTCCATCATTAACTGAATCAGTATAATATGGAAGACAAAAATTACAATCTCTATTATGTGATATACCCCTCAAAGCCGCATATTGAAACATTTGGTTTCCCAAACGTCCAAGTCTTCCTAAGTGATTAAAACCTATCATTTTGCAAGCTCCTGTATAAATTCATAATCCCGATGTAAATTTGCATAATTCTCAAATGCTAAGAAAAGATCTAGATGATTTTTGTAAACATACGCCATAGCGTTTTGCTCATTGTTTATCACATTATTGGATATCATTTTTTTCTGCAATACATCATCTATTAAATTACAGAACTTAGTTAGAACTTGACCACCACCACCCCAAAGACCTGCCATAACCCATGTTCTTGCATCCCAAAAATATTCTTCTGTACACACATCTGCATTAACAAGATCAGGATAATAAGACATTGATGTTTGAATTATAACTTTGTCCTTATTTTCATTCATTGAATATAATCCATTTTTTGATGGGTAATGATTATTAAGATCATCACTATCAAAAAATCTAGAAAGACCAGCATCCATCCACATAAAAAGATCTGTATTAAAGTAATTTTCTTTGATTACTTTTTTAACCCATTGAAATTTAGAAAATATAATTACATTATACAATGGATTTTTACATTCAACTCTATTGGGAGCACCAATCTTATTTTTAAAATCTACAGACTCTAAAATTGCTTTTATTTTTTCATTTAGAAAGTAGTACGGAACTTCATCAATTTCTTGTTCCACAATTTTTGTAGGGAGATTATTTCGATATTTCTCAACAAATGAAACTAAACTCTTGGAGACAAAGATTACCATTGGAGATGGAATCTTCAAAGTTTGAGAGAACCAAGAAAGATACTCATCGAAAGTTCTGCCATCCCCATTAGTCTCTCGGTTTATATCATATAGTGCAGTAACTAAAGTGATAGACATAAAATTTAAATATCAATTTTTATAGTATTTTTATACCAATCTATTGTTTTCTTTATTCCCATTCGAAGGTCTGTAAAGGTAAAATCGCCAATAATGCTTTTTAGTTTTGTATTATCGACGATTTTTACTTGTTCACCAATTACTTTATTAGAATCAAAGATAACGTTATTCTTAAAATCAAGATTTTCCATGATAGCATCAACAATATCTAAAATTGAAATTGACTTATCAGATGAAACAATTATTGGATCTTTTATATCTTTATTAAAAATAATCTCATCTAAGATTTGATTTAGATCTTCAACATACAAATAATTACGAAAAACTTTTCCATTACCGTAAAGATGAACGTCGGTATTTTCCTGAATTGCTTTATAAAAACGATAAATCAAATTATGTATGACTGTTCCATCTTGATGAAATTTACCATAAGGACCATAAGTATTACCAAGATATATTGACTTATAATTTAAATCATAGTCTAATTGATATGCTTTACAAAGACCAACACATATTTTTTTAGAGTATGCATACCCAAAAATATTTTCGTTGACTTCCCCATGTATTGATTTTTCAGTAAATGGTGAAGGGTGATTGGGATCAAAAGAGGTGATGGTAGAAAGCATTAATAAATTTTCTACACCAGTTTCTCTACATGCTTTAATAATATTAAGATCGCTTATTATATTATTCTCAATATATTGACTGTGGTTTTTTAACATCTCAACAGCAGATCCATGTTTTGATGCTGTATGAATTACCGTCGTTGGGGAATATTTTTTGAAAGATTGTATGACGGAATTATAATCCGTAAGATCACAATCAAATCTAGATAACTTCACATCAGAAGAGATATTACTTCCAATAAATCCATTACCACCAGTTAAGAGTTTCATTTATTTTTTATTGCAATGTATCTGTCTTCATCATCAACCCACAAATTGGGTCCTTTTTCTGTTGGTATTAAATCACCAGTCCAAGGATAGTATATTTCACTTGCATTTGAAAGAAATGCTGCCCACCAACAATATGTTGAAGGAGTTAAAAGAATTTTATTGGCAGACATAATCAAAGCAAATTGTTCTAGGATGGAATATTTGGCTTTGATAACCTCAACACCCAAAGAATTCATGAAATCAAAAAATGGATCATCAAACGTATCAGTACAAAGAATAATTCTATTATAACTCACTTTTTCAAAAACTTCAATAAAAAATTCTTTAGGTGGGCACATTGAAGTTGGATACCCATTCCACCCTCTACGAATTGAAACCACGAAGTCATCAGGCAAAACTTCAATTGGGGAATTAACATCTAATTGAAACCATTCTTTAACTTTTTGTTTATGATTTTTAATATACTCATAACGTTGAACATAACCAGACATTTCAATTCTGCAGTTAGAATCTATTTCTTCCAGATTAATATAATGTCCATGAATGGTAATAACTGGTTCAGAAAAAACATTCCCATCGATTTTTTCCAAGGTTTTTGGAAATCCAGGAATTGAATAGCAATCTAACTTTAGATTATTTTCTTCAGCAATTACGCGAGAAAAAGCGTATTGCCACATATTATTACCAAGAGTACCTAACCTGTTTACTTGAATCATTACTTCCGATCACGATGAACACCATTCAGTTGATTTATAAACTTGACTAGTGGACTTTGAGAAAATTGCTCCAATTCATAATTATCCTTAATGAAGCAGTGACCTCCCCAACCAAATTCACCATCCCATCCAGGAACTTGAGTGTGTGATGTTCCAATACGCTCATCCATTCCAGTCATCAATCTAAATTCATCAAATGTTGAATTGCAACCAAGATCTTGATGAATCTTATAAAGTTCATTATAAACTGTTACTTTTGTTGCTAGGAAGAAATTTTCTGCATATTTAATTAGAGCGGCGGTACGAATATCGGTGATGCCAACTCTATCATTATTCAATTTACTCAAACGAGAAACAAATATGTCAGCAACAATTCTCGCTGCTTCTTTTTCGCCACCAATAATACAGAAGTTTTGATTTTGAAACTTTTCAATATTATGAAGAGAATCAAGATATTCTGGACTATGAAGAACTCTAATATTTTGATACTTCTTCTCAGCAGAATGATAATAATCTGGAGTAGAAGTTGATTTGCAACATATTGGAGTGTTGTTTCCAATATGTACATTTACCTGAGCAAGGATCATGTCCAACAAACCATAATTATTGCCCTTAGGAGTATCTACACATACAAATACTACATCAAACTTTTCACCTTCATAATTAGAAATAACATCATCGCTTAATTTAGGGTCAATAATTACTTTCTCTTCATCAGAAAATATAGAAGCCACAGCTGATCCAACATATCCGTGCCCAACAATCATTACTTTCATTTTTACTTTCCAGTTACTTTAAACTCCAATTTTCCCAAACCCATTGATAATTCCAATCTTGTTTATGAGTCTTAGAAAACTCTTCACGTATTCTTTCCAAAGATTCTTCTGATCCAGGTGGTTCTGGATGAAATTGGATTTGAAAATTTTTGATTTTTTTAGTATACCCATTATCGAAGATGTTTTCAATAATTTCATACTCTGCACCTTCAACATTAATCTTAAGCAAATCAATTACATCCAAATTCAACTCTTTATAGACTTCATGAAAGGATTTGATTTTAACAATACTTATATCTTTATTGTCACTTTCACTATATTTTTTTACATTCGCTAGAGAAGACCCATCATTTGAATAAAAGAATTCTACATCAGAAGTCTGATTAGAAATTCCATAATCAAAGACTCTTATTTTTTCATTGTCTTTGAACCTTTCATTAATCATATTGTAAAAAGGGGCATATGGTTCAAAGACATATACATTACAATTGAACTTACTGTAGATATTGTTGGCAAAATCGCCATGATATCCACCAAGATCAAGAACTACAGAATCTTCGTTCAGAGGATAGTCCAACCTTAAAGTATAATCACCGTTGTCACTAAACCAACGATCAACATCAAAAAATACCATCAATCTTCCCTCGTCAATAGAACGTGTTTTCCTTTATTAGAATCATATTGAAGATAATCAACATCTTTATATAATTCATTTTCATCAATTTGATAGTTGACCCAATCACCAAAATAAGGTCTCTCAACATCAATAATTCCAGCAATTGCATCAATAGCAGATCCAACATCAAGAAAAACTGCGTCTTTATATTTTTTCAGTCTATGAATAAGACCAGACTTAACATGACCCATACCCATCAAGAAAATTTTAGAAGTTGATTTTTCTAACTGTTCTCCTACTATTTTTTCTGTAAGATCAATGTCATCACATGCAAATTTTTGAGGAAGAGAAATATAATCTTCGAATTTTTCTATCCCAAGATAATCTTGATATTGGGGTGCTTCGATGATATTTTGAATGATATTGATTTTAGAATCAGCTCCAATTAAACCAATTTTTCCAGCAAAAGTTTTCAATAACCATTTATTAGAAACTAAACCATATCCATATTCTGCGGGAAAATCAATAGAAGTATTTGGAATTACTTCATTAAATGAAGAAATATTTTCTGGATATATCTCGCAGGTATAATAATCACATTTTCTACATCCATCTACAAAACTTTGATGGTCTATATCTTCATACCCTTTACTTAAGGCTCTACGTCCAGGTGTCGCACTACCAACAGATTGCTTTTTAAGGAAAAAATAATCACCATCACCAAACTTATAAAAAGTTTTAGATTCGTTACTTTCAACTAAATTAACTAGAAGTGATTTAAATTCTTCCAATTTTGTTTGGAAATTTGGATAGGCATCTGGGTTAGAAAAACACGGATTTCTATCTAAATTAATTGTTCCTTCTATCTTATAAAGATCCAAATACATATCAGTCCTCCGTTACAGCAACACCATGATAAACGGCAGTTTTTCCATCATAAGAAGAAATGCCATGCTTACCATAGTATTCCTTTACCCAATAAATGACATAATCAATATCTTCCTGAGTCATTCCAGGATGACAGGGAAGACTAAGTAATTTTCTCCATTCACGATCAGCAACTTGATAATCACGATTCTGTTTTACAATACTATACTTATGCAGTGGTTTAAAGTGAACACTGGTATGAATCTTCTTATCTGCAAGATAATCAATCATATCATCACGCTCAGCAGAAGGAACACGAGCACAATAGTACTGAACAGTTTCTGACCAGGGAGGAGTGCGAATTAAACCTTCAAGACCTTCATTATAACACTTTTGAATATGGCGCCGCCATTCAAGATGTTTAGGAAGTTTCTTCATTTGTTCCAAGCAAATCGCTGCCTGAAGATCAATCATATAACACTTATAACCAAGAACATCTACCTCATAATCCCAAGAATATCCAGGTTTACCCGTAAAACCATCATCTTTACGAACACGAGAATAAGTACTACTAATACCCAACCAAGTCATTGGAACCAACTTCTCATAAAGATCCTTATCATTTGTAGTGATCATTCCACCATCACCACATGGCATAGTTTTCACTGCCTGAAATGACCACACAGCAACGTCTCCTTTTGCTCCAGCGCCAGGAGTGTAGCAACTATGAGCACAATCTTCTAGGATTAAACCATCATAGAACTTACGGATTTCATCAATCGGTGCCGGAACACCAGCATGATTTACGGCAATAATCGCTTTTGTATCTGAACGAAGATTTTTTCTGACATCTTCTGGGTCCAAACAAAGAGTGTCATCCAAAACATCAACGATATTGGAAGTGCAATTATTCCATAGAGGAACAACAGCAGTTGTCATAAAAGAAATAGTAGGATTGATAATATCACAATCTTTAATTCCAAGTGCTTTAAGAACTAGATCCTGCCCACTTGTTGCACTATTAACTGCAATAGCATACTTTGCCCCAACTAGTTCTGCAAATTTTTTTTCAAACTCTGCAACTTTTGGACCTTTACCCCACCACCCACTTTCAATTGATTCTCTTATAGAATTAAGTTCCTCTTCTCCACCAACAGGACGAAGAACTGGAAGCATAGTATCACGAATTTTCATTTATCAATCTCCAATTTTATACAAAACGTGGTCAATAAGGCTATTATTTATTGTTTCCACCACTTCATAATTATCTGTAATTTTTGGCAATTTTAACTCTATCCATTTAGGTTCAGTAATTATAACATAACGAGAAATCTTTGGCAAAGTATCAAACAGTTTTTTTATTTCTAAACTTTGATGATCATTTCCATGTAAAAAATTTAAAATAGAAACGCAATCAAAAAGAGGTTCATTGTATTCATCAAAAAAATCTCCAAATGTTTTGATGTTTCCTACATATCCATATTTTTGATTTTCAAAGTTTCTTTTAAAAATTTCTTCGGATCCTCTTAAACAATTTTCTCTTGGGTCAATTCCAACAGAGAATATTTCTTTTTTATTGCATAGAAAAGAGAAATGATTAGTTGCACATCCTATATCTAAATTTGACTTGATTTTATGTTTTAAAAATATGTCAACAACACCATTCCAAAGGTTCCATCTAGTTTTTCTTGCATATTCATCATTTAAATAATAATTTGTAATATTTTCATCTTCAAAATAATCTACACAATTTGCGTGCCATCTAATATCGCTATTATTTGAGTGCCAGTCAGAAATTTGAGAAATTTGATTATAAGAATATTTTTCAAATTCACTCATTACCTTAAACAGAAAGTCTTTATTCATAATTCAACAAAAATGAAAATTATTGATATCTAAAGGATTACCACTCCTCTCCCAATCGTTACGGATTAATCCCAACCAATTTAATAATTCATAGTTGATATTTTTTTCTTTAACAAAATCAAAAAGATTAACCTCCGAAGAAATGTGTTTTTCAGAAAGTTCATTTAACCGATTCATACTGTAATCAGAATAATCTTTCATTAAAGAAGATTTCATAGAAAAATATGTGTCATTAAAATTATTTCTCTCGTTACAGCGAACAATTCCATTCAAATAAACATGATCGTTTTGAACCATTATGGCATCATATTTTGTTTGTTCTGTTTTTTCAAAAGCATATGGACATGTCCACATTCTCCTACCAGTAACATAAGAAATATTGTTATAATTTTCTAAATCTATTTCTTGAAGGGCTTTATATAGCATTAAAATCTCACCACATCCTTTATTTTTCTTACCAATATTATCATCACTTCCGAGAGAAATAATTTCCAAATCACTAAAATATTCTCTTACTTCAAGATTTTGTATTTCTTCTGGATGGTTAATAGTATTTTCACAAACTATAAGATTAAAAGAATCTGGTATGATTCTTTTAATCTGTTTGATGCAATTATAATATTCTACTTCCCTTTGAGAACAAACATTAGAATTTAATTGTTGTGGACGAATAGAACAAAATACAAGTGCTAAGTTTTTCATAATTATTTTACTAAAGTTGAATCAATTTGTTCTTTAATCCAAGCATATGTTTTTGAAATTCCTTCTTCCAGTGATTGAGAATAGTCCCATCCAAGTTCTTTACGGATCAAATCATTGTTGGAATTACGACCTCGAACACCCAAAGGTCCATCGATATGGTTTTTTTGAATAGTTTTTCCAGCAACCCTAGCAGCAGTTTCTACAAGTTGATTGATAGACACCATTTCTTCAGAACCAATATTAACTGGTCCAATAAACTCTGACTCCATCATTCTACGGGTTGCTTCAATACATTCATCAATGTACAAGAAGGAACGAGTTTGTAATCCATCTCCCCACACTTCAATGGTTCCACCTTCTTTAGGGAGATACGCTACTTTACGACAGATTGCTGCTGGTGATTTTTCTCTACCCCCTTCCCAAGTTCCTTCTGGTCCAAAGATATTATGATACCTAGCAACCCGAACAGGGATCCCATAATTACGATGATAAGCGAAAAACAACCGCTCTGAGAACAATTTCTCCCAACCATATTCAGAATCGGGTGCTGCGGGATATGCTGATTCTTCACGGCAATCAGGATTATCTGGATCAAGTTGTTTGTACTCTGGATACATGCAGGCAGAGCTAGAATAAAAGATTTTTGTTTTGTTTACTCCTTTAAAGTCATTCAGTTGACGTTGTGCCTCAAGAACATTCAGATTAATAGATGCAGAATTATGCATAATATCTGCATCATTCTCGCCAGTAAATACAAACCCTGCTCCGCCCATATCAGCAGCAAACTGATAGACTTCATCAAAGGTATCAATATACCTTGATGGGACAAAATTATAAAAATTGCGATAAGGACCTTTATACTGAAGAACCCTCTCAACAAAAGTTGGATCCCTCAGGTCACCTTGAATAAATTCATGTGCTTCTGTTTCAGAAAATTCCGGATGCTTTAAATCAACACCACGAACCCAATATCCTTCCGATCGTAGTCGTTTAATCATGTGATTTCCTATAAAACCACCAGCACCAAGAACCAGTGCTGTTTTTTTATAATCACTCATTTAAGTTCTCCTTTTATTTACAAAATATAATAATATTTTTTACAGATTTACAACAAATACGGGGTCAATAATATATTTTATATCATCTACAAATCTAACCCTATCACCATATTTATCGATCAAATAATCACATACTTGAGGAATAATCTTTTTATCATTGAGAATATAGACAATATTTCCTCTATCCAATAAATCAGTACAAAGACGATATTGTTGACTTTCAGTAATAATATCGGTTCCTTTTTTATAAGTTATATATTCAAAATAAAAAGGTTTATTGTCTTTATTGATTTTTTCATAATAATCACAAATAAAGGTTGCGTGCTGATTATTAATCTCATCAGTGACTGTTCCTAGATTATATTCTAAACCAACTTTCTTTGCAAAGGCAGCAAATGATCTATTATCTCTTGGAAGACAGGGACCACCATAACCAAATCCATATTTGAGATATTTTCTTCCAATTCTACTATCAGTTCCAATAGAATTTAATACTGATGTGACTTCATCACCACATCCAGAATGATGTAGAATGTCTCCCAACATATTTGCATAACTAATTTTTGTTGTTAAGAAGCAATTAATTGCTATTTTAGTAATTTCTGCTGCAGTTGTTGACATTGTACATACAATTGCACGGGTTGTCTGAATTTTTTCATACAACTTTCTCATATTAGAAACAATTAGATCTGTCTGATCAGAATGGTCTATTCCCAATAGAACCATATCAGCAGTACGTAAATCATTAATTATAGATCCCTGAGCAATAAATTCTGGATTATAAAGAACTTTTATTTTTGATGGGAGATGCTTTTTAAATTTATCACAATCTCCAGGGTTTACAGTGCATCCAACTACAAAATACTTTTTTGTTGAAATGTTTTCAACTTCTTTTTTAATATCTTCTATAACATCCCAGACATAAGAAATATCATAAGATCCATCTTCAAGAGAAGGAGTTGATACTAATGTATAAATTAAATCACATTCACGAATAACTTCTTTGTTGTCAGTAGTTGCTCTAAAATTTTTAGCAGTCCTAAGAATATTTTCTACCTCAGGTTCATTTGTAATAATTTTACGATTGTTTAAATCATTAATATAATCTTCTCTAATATCAGAGACTAATACATCGTATCCTGCTGCTTCACACAAAAGTGCGAAACAAATTCCAAGTCTACCTGCACCAATTACTCCTATTTTCATAATTATTCCTTTTTAATTTTAGATGTAATCAATAAATGCCATCCAAGTTTTTTTTCAAGAATTTTAAACATTTCATCAGGCATTACTTCAAACCAAGGTTGTTTTATATATTCTCCCCTTTTATAAGGTTCAATTTGATATGGAAAAATATGATCTTTTTGAATACTTATAATTTCAAAGTCATCGCCCAAAAGATCTTTAACTTCATCTTCAGTGTATGTATATGCAATAGGACATCCATATTGTGCTTCTGGTTGATCCAATCCAGAACCAATCATATAATTTTTCCATGAATTAGAAGAATAAAGCATCATTTTAAATACTCCATTCTTGTGAAGATACTTTTTTACTTCATTTATTACTTTTTGTGGATTGGGTGTATGATGAATTACTCCCCAAGAATAAATTAAATCAAATTTTTCTTCTGGAAGAAAATCAGATAAATTTTCAGCATTCCCTTCATAAAAATTCCCATTTAAATTATAAACTTCAAATCTTTTTTTTGCAAGGTCTAAACTTTCTTTAGACAATTCAATACCAGTATAATCTGCACCATAACGAGCAAAATTAATTCCAGCAGTTGCCAAACCACATCCAATCTCAAGAACTTTTTTTCCATTCCAAAGATTAAATTCAGAAAAAGATTTAATATGAGGTTCTACAAAAAATTTCTTTTTTTCTACCTCATCGAAATATTCTTTAGTTCCAACTTCTCTTTTAGAATGTCTTATGTTACAAGGGCGATTATCCCAAAAATCTTTTACTTCAGTAATTGATGCTGTCATAATTTAAATGTAGGAATAGAAATCATTTTATGCTTATTTTGATTATTAAATTTTTTATATATTTGAATGGCATTGATTTGCTCCTCACTCAGGAACATTGGATCTTCATTTATCCCCTTTTCCATAACCCACTCAAGCATTTCATACGAAGTTCCAATTTGGTCTTCATCTGTTCTTCCATCATCCCAAAGACCATCAGTTGGTTTTGCCTCGATAATTCGTTGGTCTATTCCCAATGATTTACCAAGTTGCCACACCTCAGTCTTATAAAGATCTGCAATAGGAGCAATATCTACGCCACCATCACCATATTTAGTATAAAATCCTATACCATAATCTTCAACTTTATTTCCAGTTCCCACAACAATACCACCAACAGATGCGGCAATTTGATAAAGAGTTACCATACGAAGACGAGAACGAGTATTAGCAAGAGCATGAGAATTTATACTAAATTCACCTATCTCATTTTTAAAAGATTCAAATACTTCCGAAAGATTATACTTCTGAACTATTACATTGCTAAAATTTTTTTGTAGATATTCTAAATGTAAATTAGAAAGATTTTCATGTTCTTCTTTCTGGTGGATAGGCATACCTAATGCATAAACAGGCAATCCTGTTTTAGCAGAAAGTATTGAAGAAACAGCAGAATCAATTCCTCCAGAAACACCAATTACAAATGCATTTATACTGTTAGTAACAGTATAATCATACATCCAATCAATAATATCTGTAGATAATTTTTTATAATCAGAAATCCTGTTCATTTTTTAATGAATAATAAATTTTCAACAACAATAAAGTCCAATTCAGTATTTTCCAACACATGAAATGCATCTTCAACCGTAGTTAGTATGGGTTTCCCCCTAATATTAAAAGATGTATTCATAATCATAGCAGGATATTGTCTATTAGACAACTCTGTTAAGATTTCATAAAACAAGGAATGTTGTTCTTTAGTTACTGTTTGAAGTCTTGCAGTTCCATCCTCGTGAGTAATTGAGGGAAATACACTTTTATACTCTTCTTTTACTGTTGGCGCAAAACTCATATACTCAGATGAATATGCATTATCAAAATATAAATCTTTATCTTCTTCTCTACAAACCGGAGCAAAGGGTCTAAACCATTCTCTAAATTTTACCTTAGAATTAATAATATCTTTCATATCCGAAATAGAAGGATCGCAAATAATACTTCTATTTCCCAATGCTCTAGGACCAACTTCAGAATATCCTGCAATTATTCCACCAATCTTTCCACCTTTAATTAAATCAACTATTCTAGGAATTGTAGCATATTCAACTCTATCTTGATATTGTTGATAATAATATGGTATTTTATCTCTATCTAAAATATCAAATCCACAATAAGGAGACAAATTAATTTCCAAAGTTTGATAATAAGTAAAATGCCCCAGAGATAAACCACAATCATTTGGGTTTGGTGGAATATACAACTTCAATCCCTTTGATTCTAAGTATTCTTTCAACTTTTGATTGAAGATAACATTTAAAGCACATCCACCAGAAAATACCAAATCCAAATTATACTTTTCAATATATGGTTTTATAAGCGAGAAACATAAATTCTCAAACACATATTGATTTGTTGCAGCCAAATCATAAGAATCTTGTCCACTGAAGCAATCAGTAAAAAGTTCTACTCCCATTTCTTTAGACATTTGTTCTACAGCGGGTCCTTGATACGACCAATGAACTAATGGATGCTGCCTATAAAATTTTTCTATTGGGGAAACCCATTCTGGTCTAACTTTACCATAAGCAGAAAGACCCATTATTTTACCTGCATATGCTAAAGAAGATTTTTGATCTGGATCACCATTATTTCCCTTGGTTATTTCTTTAACAAAGTGCCCAAAATATCCATAAATTCCAGGATCAAATATAAACGGATTATTTCCAAAATTTACATGCCCTAAAGTAATAAACTCTTCTTTAGAGAAAAAATATACACTATAACTTCTCAATGACATTTCACTAAGAGTTTGATAATCCATCCCCCCAGCATCAAGTGACATTACAAGACATTCTTTACCAAATCCACTCTGGAAATATGCTCCAGCGCAATGAGACATATGATGCCCCATTCTAAAAAATTGTGATTTGGGGAAATATTTTAGAAGAAAAGTTATATCACAATTATCTAATTCACTATGTAATATTATTTCTGGTTCTTCATTTAAGTGAATTTTTAAATAAGTTAAAAATTCATGTCTACATTTATCGTCTATAGAATGATTTGCCCCATCAAGTTCTGCCTGTTTTTTAAACGCAGCATATCTTTTTTTACAAAATCGCTCCAATTCAAATATTCTTATATCTCCATTTTTATCTATAAAAGTGAAAGAAGAATCGTGACATCCATTAATTGCTAAAACTTTTTTACTGGCTAAAAAGGTTTTTAATTCTTTTGGTTTCAAAAATAGATCGCTATGGGCATTCATTAGATTAAATAAGACAATATTTTTTATGTATATAAAAAAAATATGAGTTATTTAAACTCATATTTTTACAATTAGAATTTTTGTAAGATGAGGGATCAAGAAACTAAAAAAAGTTGCATGAGTTTTGATATTTCACTAAACCCAAAAAATGCACATAAAAATAACACATCCCAAAGCTTAAGTTTAATAGCAAAAGGAATTGTGAGTAATCCTCCAATAACTTTTATCATCAAACCATATTTAAAATCTCCCCATAACATAGTTTGATAACCAATCATGAGGAGAATATTTCCAATCCAACGAAGAAGATCCGATTTATGCATAATTGGATCCCCCACCAATTAGTACTGTTAAAGTCCATCCGTGACTATTTACTCATGCAACTTCAACTGATTCAAGGTCTTGGTATACATATTCCATAAGCATTTCATAGTCGTCCAAAGGATCACCGGAAAATACTACACCTTCACTTTCGTAGTAACGACGAACCTTTTTATAAAGTTTTGGATTCTTTACATCAAGGTAGAAATCACCATTTGCTGCACCACGAAGGGTTTGAACATCTTTCTTGAATTTTGCTGTGAGAGTCATTGTTTTAAATGTTGACCTTAGTATTATAAAGGATTGACTTTAAGAAGTCAAGGTGGACAGTTCAAGAACCTTCTTCGTGATTGGTATATATATTTACCAATTCATCACCTACTGTTGATTCTATTGCATACTTTATAGTTTCATTATATGGAACTATCACTGCATTTTTTGCGCCATCAACAATAATAAATGATTCACCATTTTCTACTCTTTCTATCAGAGTATCAAAATTCGATTGAAATTCTTCGACTGTAAATTTTTGGAGATCTGAAAGTTCTGAATACATTTTCATAAAGTAAGATTTTATGAGTCGGGCATAAAGGATTTGAACCTTTGACCTTTCCGCCCCAAACGGAACGCGCTACCAAACTGCGCTAATGCCCGATGTTTTTATTTTGATGCACAATCATTATACCCATTGCAGGTCCAAGTGTCAAGAGACAACCAATAACAAACAATGACCATTGATGGGTTAAAAGATATTCTACAATTTTTATCATACAACAGAAACTGTTAATGTTCCACCTTTAGACCAAACAAAAGCAGTCCTTGAAGAGTAATCATATATTAAACTCCATTTTCTTGGATTTAAAGTATAAGTAGCACCATTACCTATTTGTGCCCAAGTTTCACCACTAAACATTATGTCATTGTAAAAACCAACACTCCATATATCCATGCTTCTACCTGAGGAAGGATATTGCCCAGGAGTTGCCGTACTAGACCTCCAGGTTACATAACTATCGGAATTAGCATCAGCTAAAGTAGTAGGAACTCCTCCATTAGTAGTAGAATGACTAGAAAATCCGTTCATAACATTCCTAATCTGTGAGGTAGACGGAACAGTAAAATTACCTGAAGTATTGGTAGGACAAGTAATTGGAAATGATGTAATTGGAGAAGTAGGAATATTTCTTATTGGAGTTGCATCACCAACTGTAAAATTTACATTCCAAGCAAATCCTTCAGCGGGAGAAGACACAGATAAAGTTATAGTTGCCATAATATTTCAATTAATTTATTTTGTTTATTTATAATAAGAGTGAGTAAGTCCCCAGAAAATAAAAAAACCAATAATACTAAAAGTAATTATAGCGTTATATATTGTTTTAGACATTTTTTCAATTTAATGTGATTTTCATCCAAGAAAATAGTGGAGGAATAACTCCAACTAATCTCAAAAGTCCCTCAGCAAATAAAGCAAGAACCACCCAACCGACGCACATACTAATGATAGAAGCATTACGGTTGTGTCGTCGTATTGCTGCATCAATCATCTCCTGAACTTCTGTACGACTCACAAATTCATCATAAGAATCCATCATTTTTCATCGCCAAGAAACTTTGCAAGAGGATCTCTTCTAGTTTTAACAATTTCAACTGCTCTCTTATAGAACATATTATCTGTATTACCAGACTCCTCAAAGGTTGCCTTGATCTTCACCCAATTATTATAGGTGTGCTGATCCATTTTTTTCTATTCGTAGTACTACTATATACTAATCATAGAATTTTAAACGTCATCTAAATGTCAGTGTTTTGTAACACTAATATACAGAAACCGAAAGAAAGTATTAAATTTGTATTCTATGTAACGGAAAGGGTGGGATTCGAACCCACGGTGCTACTAACACGCTTGTTTTCAAGACAAGTTCCTTAAACCACTCGGACACCTTTCCAAATTAAGTCCTTAGCGGACTTCAAAATCAAGTCGTCTCACTTTACGTTGACGACGTGCTTCTTGCCAAGCAATATCTTGAGAAGTCAGCACACTTTTGTTTTGATTTTCTTTTAGAGAGTTTAGCATAACAATTCGAGATAAGTCAAGTGCCGAAATCTTGTCTCCACGAATTGTTGCCATATTGGGACATCCACACGTTACCGTTTTTGATGGATGTCCTAGTAATTCTTTATTACAATCTTTGCATCTTATTGACAACATTATTTTAAACCCTATTCATTCTCATCAATATAATTTATTTATTATGGGCAATATCGGATTCGAACCAATGACTTACTGCTTGTAAGGCAGCCACTCTACCGCTGAGTTAATCGCCCTTGATGAGTAGTGAGTGCCCACCACTCGCGGAAGACACTCTCCGCAAC